TAATCTTGGCATATCACACATATTTATTGCCTAGCCAAAGGCTATAAATATGAGTATGTCAGAACTACAAACAGGTCAGCAAGAGATATTCGATTACGTAAAAAATAATCTAGGCGAAGGTATGATTGACGTCGAATTAGACCCAAAACACTATCAAACGGCACTAGAACGAGCCATAAACAAATTTAGACAAAGATCGTCTAATGCTGTTGAAGAATCCTATGCATTTCTGGAATTAAAGAAAGATCAAAACACATACATCTTGCCAGATGAAATCATCAACGTGAGAAGCCTGCACAGAAGGACTGTTGGATCAAGAACAGAGGGCGGCGAAGGTGGTACACTATTTGAACCATTCAATCTAGCATACACCAACACATATCTACTAAGGGCAGGTGCCACAGGTGGACTGGCAACCTATTATGCTTTTGCATCGTATCAAGAATTAGTAGGAAAATTATTTGGCTCATTTATACAATTTCATTATGATAATGCAACAAAACAATTAACAATTACTCAAAGACCGAGAGCCGACAACGAAACGGTTCTGATGCACACAGATAACTTCAGACCAGACATTACATTATTCAAAGACATCTATTCGAAGCCGTGGATCAGAGACTACACACTTGCTGTGTCTAAAGTAATGATTGGTGAAGCAAGAGGAAAGTTCCAACAAATTGCAGGTCCACAGGGAGGAACCTCACTGAACGGTTCAGAACTGAAACAACAGGGTATGCAAGAAATGGAACGACTTGAAGCAGAAATTGGTAACTACTCAGAAGGTGGCACACCACACAGTTTTGTTATTGGTTAATAACCAATTCTCTACATTTAAATACGCAGACATGAAAGATTCCAATTATAAAAATTACTCTGATCTCACTCTAGACGAACTGGAAGAAGTAGTTGTTGAACTTGAAAATTTAAGCATTAAGGCACTTAAAGAAAAGAAAAAAAGCCTCAGAAATCGAATATTACATTCTGTTACAGAAGCAATAAAAGAGATTGAAAAACGTCTAAAAAAATAGTATAATAAACACTATGCTTGTAGGTATAGTAGGTTTAATAGGTTCTGGTAAAGGCACTGTTTCTGACAGACTTGTAGAAAAACACGGGTATCAAAAAGATAGTTTTGCAAAAAGTTTAAAAGATGCCGTTGCATCTATGTTCAACTGGGATAGAGCCATGCTCGAAGGAGACACAGAATCAAGTAGGCATTGGCGTGAACAACCAGACAAATTTTGGAGCGAGAAATTTGGCAAACCAATAACACCTCGATGGGTGTTACAGCACTTTGGAACGGAAGTTATGCGTGGGCAAATGTATGATGGAATATGGGTGGACAGTTGTATGGGAAGGTATAAAGGACAAAACACAGTGATAGCAGATGTGAGATTCCCAAACGAAGTTACACAGATAAGGGCACAAGGTGGAAAAATTATACGGGTAAAAAGAGGCCGAGACCCTGAATGGTTTATAAACTATGTTGAAGGAAACATAGAGCCAGCTGGTGTACATTCATCAGAATATGCATGGGCAAAAGAGGAATTTGACTTCACTATTGAAAACAATGGTGATAAGCATGAATTATATCAAAAAATAGATGACTTAATCGTCAGCAACAAGATCACCCATTCTCCAGCCAAGACGTCTGACCCCTTGCAACCTTTGGCAATTGGCGCAAACAGTTTTTAGATTAGTAGCCACAGTATTCCTCATATCCCCGTCCACAAAGAACACATCAAGTTGACTTTGACTCTGTGCCTTGAACCCACACAGTTCGCATTTTCTCTTTTTCTTATATCCAGATCTTTGCAGGGCAGTAACGCCTCCTATTTTTTTACCTGCTTTTTTCCTAATGCAGGTATCACAAAGCGTCCGCCAGTAAACCCTATCATACCGCTTGTATGCGTATGCCCTGGGTTTGGACTTACATGATTTGCACAATGGTCTGTCTTTGTACCGCATAGTTGTATTTACGTTCCCTATATAGGCACCTCGAAAATGGTAAATTATGTCAACAAAACCGTATGATCTAATAAATAACTCTAGTATACGTACAACTTGCAAGGAGAATACGAAAAATGGCAACATTAACATCACCAGGAGTAGAGGTTTCAGTAATAAATGAAAGTTTCTACGTACCATCAGATGCTGGTACTACACCACTATTCATAGTAGCATCATCACAGGATAAACAAAACGGAGCAGGAGACGGGACTGCGGCAGGTACACAGACTGCTAACGCCAACACTGCTTTTTTGATTTCATCACAGAGAGAATTAACAGAGACTTTCGGAGATCCGAAATTTTACACAGACGCTTCAGGAAATTCATTAAATGGATATGAATTGAACGAATACGGACTACAGGCGGCATACAGTTTCTTAGGAGTTGCCAACAGAGCATTCGTGCTTAGAGCGAACGTGAACACAGCAGAATTAGTTGGAAGTGCAAACGCTCCAACGGCAAGACCCGCAGATGGCACATATTGGTTTGACCTTGCATCAAGCTCTTATGGATTATTTGAGTGGTCACAGACTAACCAAACTTTCACAGCAATAACTCCGATATTGATCACTTCAGTTTCTGACCTGGTAGGAAACGTGTCAACAGGTGCTCCAAAACAAAACGTTGGAAACATCGGCAGTTATGCTATCAACACAACACACGTTACAAACAAGATTTACAAGAAAAACGCAAGTAACGAATGGAACCATGTAGGATCAAGTGCGTGGCACGCCGCTTTACCAATAATCACAGTTGCTTCAGGTACAACAGTAACTGACGGGCACACAATGGTAATGAACGATGTAACTATTACGGTATCAGGTACATCATTGGCTAACGTGGCAACAGCAATTGGTTCTAACGTCACTAACGTTACAGCAAGTGTAAACTCCACAACAGGTAACCTAGAAATTTTCCACAATGGTCAATTTGCAGGTGACTCAACTGGCGGAGCAGGAACAATCAGATTCAATGAAGGCACGGGAATGTTAGCAAGTTTAGGAATCACAACAGGTGTTTATAACGGACCTAAATTCCTACAAGCAAAACACACTGACAGACCAACTTGGAAGACTGCAGACGAGAACAGACCTAACGGTTCTGTTTGGTTCAAGACAACAAGTGCAAACTCAGGTGCGAACATCATATCTAAACTTTACAGCTCATCAGCAGGCTCATTTAGTCAAGTGGCTTCACCACTTCACGCTACAAACCATTCAGCTATCTTTAATTTAGATGCCGCTGGGGGAGGAGCAAATTTATCAGCAGGTGCATTATACACTCAGTTCAACGTGACTGAAGAGAGTATGACAGCAAATGATTTAGGCGGAGCAGACACTACAAACAATGTTGGTGACTTCCAAATATTCAGATACGAGGGCGGAGAAACAATAATCAACTCTAAAACTACATTCCCAAGCTTCACAGCAGGCGAAACATTCTCAGTACAGGAATCAATCAAGAACCAAGAGGCATTGGACACGGCTAAAACTGTTACAATGATCTCCGGTGATGGTTCAACTTTGGGTGATGCAGACGACTTTGTAACTGCATTCTCAACAGCAAACTTCACAAACCTAGAAGCATCAGTTATAGATTCAGGTGAATTCAAAGGTGCTATCCAGATCAAACACAAACTGGGCGGTGAGTTCAGAATGGTGGACACATTAGGTACTCCATTAGCAGATGCAGGATTCAGCACAACAACTGCACACAGTTATGGATCATTCACAGCAAACAGCACAACGTTGATTGACAATTTATATGACGCTCCAACAGGAGAATCATTAGACTCATCAGCCAACAATGCTGTTGTGGCTACAAACTTCAAGAGATTGAGCTACACTGCTTCTGCAAGTGAACCAACAAGTGAGCCAGCAGATGGAACACTTTGGTACAGCACAGTGATTGACGAAGCGGATATCATGGCACACAATGGAACAACTTTTGTTGGATACAAAACAGCTTATTCAACTACAGATCCAAATGGTCCGCAGTTCAGTGCAACAGCACCAACTACACAGTCAGATGGAACGCCACTTGTGAACAACGACTTATGGATTGATACAAGCGATCTAGAAAACTATCCAAAACTTTATAGATACAACACAGCGGCAACATTAAGCTCAACTAACACATCTAACCAAGTTGCAGTCACTACAACAGGTGCGGCATTTGAACTTGTTGACAAAACAGACCAGACTACAGAAGATGGAATAGTTTTTGCAGATGCTAGACTGCAGACAACTGCAGAAAAAGCCGACTCAACTGACGCAAACACTGCCGGTCCATTCAGCACAATCAAGGACCTATTAAGTGACGGATTCTTAGATCCTGATGCGCCAGATCCAAGTGCATTCCCACAAGGCATATTACTTTGGAACACAAGGAGAAGTGGTTACAACGTCAAGGAATACAAAAACGATTACATCACTACTACGAAATATCCAGGAAGCGGATCAAGTGGTTTAGGTAACATCAGAGCAAGTAACGAAGCAGTTGGTGGATACTACCCAGACAGATGGGTGACTAAATCTAGCAACAACGCAGACGGTTCTGGATCTTTCGGTAGAAAAGCACAGAGAAAAGTAATTGTTGAGCAATTAAAATCAGAGATCGACACTAACCAAGCAATCAGAGAAGACCAAAGAGGCTTTAACGTAATTGCTACACCTGGTTATCCTGAGTTGATACAAAACATGATTTCATTGAACACAGATAGAAACAATACAGCGTTTGTTGTTGGAGACACACCTTTCAGATTAGAAGGCAATGCAACAGCAATTACAAACTACGCAAACAACTCAGCCGGCGCCCTAGACAACGGCGAAGATGGTCTTGTAAGTGCAAGTGATCACCTAGGCGTATTTTATCCGTCTGGTTTGACTACTGACAATACAGGAAAATCAATTGTTGTTCCACCGTCACACATGATGATGAGAGTATTGGCAAACAACGACAACATTGCTTTCCCATGGTTTGCACCATCAGGAACTAGAAGAGGTGTGGTCGACAATGCTACATCAGTTGGTTTCATTGATGCAAGTTCAGGAGAATTCCAAACAATATCTGTAACGGAGTCAGTGAGAGATTCAATGCATGAAGTTAAAATCAACCCAATTACATTCTTTGCAGGGGCAGGGATTGTTAACTTTGGTAACTTAACTAAAACATCAGCAAGTTCGGCATTAGACAGAATAAACGTTTCAAGATTGGCAGTGTTCTTAAGAACACAGCTAGACTCTATTGCGAAACCATTCATATTCGAACCTAATGATGAGCTTACAAGAAATGAGATAAAACAAGCAGTTGAATCATTCTTGTTAGAGTTAGTTGGACAGAGAGCATTGTTTGACTTCCTAGTGGTTTGTGATGACACTAACAACACACCTACAAGGATTGACAGAAATGAACTGTATGTTGATATAGCAATTGAGCCAGTAAAATCAGTTGAATTTATCTACATACCATTAAGAATCAAAAACACAGGAGAAATTGCAAAGTTAGGGAACTAATTTTGAATAAATAGGAGAAACAGATGGCAATATCAACTTTATCAAAATTTACAGTACCTTTAGCAAACGATCAAAGTTCAGCATCACAAGGCTTGTTGATGCCAAAACTACAATATCGTTTTAGAGCGATACTGGAAAATTTTGGAGTATCAACACCAAGATCAGAACTAACAAAACAAGTTATCGACATAACAAGACCTAACTTGACTTTTGATAACGTGACACTAGATGTGTACAACTCAAAAGTTTATGTTGCAGGGAAACACACTTGGGATCCAATAACAATCAACCTAAGAGATGACGTGAACAACTCAGTAACCAAACTTGTTGGCGAACAGATACAGAAACAATTTGATTTCTTTGAACAAAGTTCAGCGGCATCGGGTATTGACTACAAATTCACTGCTAGAATTGAAATGCTTGACGGTGGTAACGGAGCAAGTGCACCAAATGTGTTAGAAACATTTGAGTTATATGGTGCTTACGTTGAAAACGTAAACTACAACACACTAGCATACGCTACATCAGATCCAGCTACAATTACTATGTCAGTAAGATATGACAACGCGATCCAAACTCCACAAGGAACAGGAATTGGAACAGCAGTAGCTAGAACGATCGGTACATTAAGTACAGGTGGTGGACAGTAATAAACAAAATTAAGTTAGCAATTATAATACAGGAAAAGCGTCTTTATAGGCGCTTTTTTTGTGACTATAAATAACACTACTATGCCAACAATAAACAATTTCCTGCAAGGTTTCCAAGACGGATTACCTGGAATGAAAGATTACCAACACGCATCAAGGTTGTATATAGACGACCATTTCAAACTGATGCCGAAACAAAAGTTTCTGTTTCATGTTGTTTTCAACACAGACGAAACTTTGTTCCAAGATGGTTTCAATGCCAATGAGCGTTATGAATTAAACATGTTGGTAAGGGCATGTGATCTACCAAAATATGATCTCAGTTTAGAAGAGAAAGTTCAGTACAATAAAAAAATGTATACGGCAACAAGAATTGCGTACGAACCTGTCAATATCACTTTCCACGATGATCATGCAGATACTGTAAATGCATTTTGGAAAAAGTATTATGAATATAACATAGCAGATTCTATAGGAATGAACAACGACTTGACTATCTCTAATACTAAAGACGATTACTATGATTTTGGATCAGCCAGAGCCACTACAAAATTTGGATTAGACACACCAAAAGAAAGACGAAAGCCTTATCTTAAAGGTGTTGAAATTTTCGTGTTACACAAACAAAGATTTACATCGATGACCCTGGTCAATCCTGTTATAGGATCTTTCTCACATGATAACTTGGATCAGGCCGACGGCGCAGGAGTAATGAACAACACAATGCAAATTTTATATGAAACAGTAATTTACAAATCTGGCATTATCAATAGAAATAATGTGCCTGGTTTTGCAACCATACATTATGATAGAAGTCCTAGCCCTTTAACTGTGCTAGGTGGAGGAACAAACAGCTTATTCGGACCAGGTGGAGTAGTTGATGGCATTGGCTCTGTAATCAGGAATGTACAATCTGGCAATATCCTAGGTGCAATACTTACAGCATCCAATACATATAACAACGCTAAAAAAATAAAAAAGAGAGATGTAAAAGAAGAATTAAAAGGAATAGCAAAAGAAGGAGTCCTAGAAGTTGGAAAACAGGCAGGGACAATCACAAATCCTGTGGCACAATTTAATGTCGGAACGGCTGTTGCCGCCGGTGCCGTGATTGCGTTAGCACGTGGAACAGCCGATAATAATAATCAATCAAATAATACAGTGATCATCAACCCAACTCCCGACACAAATAATTTTTTAACCGGAGACGAGTCTTTCAATTTGGTATCAAATGATACTGCTGTGCGAGATGAGATTGCCGCCGGATTATATTATAAAGACATAGGATCACGTAAAGGACTTACAGTTGCGGAATCAGATGTTGAATACACAGGATCTTCAGACAGTGTAAAAACAGTTTACGAAAATAAAGTTATTACAGACATAAGAAAATTAGTTACTGAAGGATACATTAAAATTGTAAGACAAACACAAGACGTTGTGATAGCAACTGAGAAGGCATCATTATAATGACTGAACTATATTCAAATCTACCACCCAAAGAAAAAGATCAATTAGAAAAAACTATTGAAAAACTAACCACCGGAAATTATGAACAAGATTACTCATTCAACGTTGGAGAATATGATTCCACTGTTGCATTTTTTGTAAAACGTGGTTTCAGTAGGACTTCGGCTGAATCTACTGCATATGCTATTCTTTCACAGGCCAAGATTGATGACATCAAACCTCAACAAATACTGGACCAATTGACATACGCCAATCCGGCCCTGTTGTCAGAATTAATTACAATAATTTTAAATGCCAACAGGTACAAGTCCAGCAGGTTAGGTGTTAGGAAAACACTTGAAACAAAAGAGACGGTATCTAGAAACATAATAGACTAATGCTACCAAGATTTGCAAGGGGCAAATTTTCTCCTAAGAACCAAGAAAAATACGTGGGAACAAAAACTCCGACCTATAGGTCAAGTTGGGAACATGCATTCATGAGGCTGTGTGATGAACATCCAAACGTATATCAATGGGCGTCCGAATCAATAAAGATCCCTTACAGGCATCCTTTCACAGGCAAATATACCGTGTACGTGCCTGATTTCTTTATAATTTACCAAGACAAGAATGGAAAGAAACACGCCGAAATGGTTGAAGTTAAACCTGCTTCCCAGACAAACATGCAGTCA